TTAAGGGGGTGACAGCGATCAGCTCAGAGCCAGCCGCGACGATGATGGCGATCACTGCAATGGTTTCAGGGCTCATGGCATTCACGGTGGGGCCTTCAGGTTACTTGCCTATTTCAAGATGTCGAACACGTTTATCGAGATCAGCCAGCTGCGCTTTGGCGTCAGTTTTCAGTTCATCAACTGAGGAGGCCATCTGTTGCAGTGTGGCTTCGATCCTGGCCGACTGAATCTGCATGTTGACAAGCAAAGCACCGATGGCGAACACACCGGCAGCGATCGCGGCAGGAAGGGAGGCCACGAAGATGCCGCCGACTGTTTTAGGTTCGTCCGCCATCGGCTGATCCGGTCCTAATCCCATCGTACCGATCGAAAGGGTCAGGCCTGCCGGCGAGGATGGCAATAGCGCGGCGGTAGTAGTGATTCTCCGTCTTCCCCGCGGCTTCCAGCGTGTCGCGTATGCGTCGCCAGTTCTCGCGGGTTTGCGGGTCCATTACCGCCCTTGCCCTCTGTACCGCTTGCCGCGACCGTTGCGGCTGGTGGCGCTGAGCTTGGTGCGCAGCGATCGGCCTTGCCGTGATCGCTTGGGTGGCCCCGGCTGATGCTCGAGGCGTGCGGCGCCTTGTTTGCTGCGGACTGCCATCAGTCTTCAGCGAGCAGTGCCCGCAGCTCCGCCACCGTCAGCCCAGCCGCCGCGAGCTTTTGCTCGGCGGTCAGCTCAGGGATGGGCTCGGGTTCGGGGGCAGGCTCGGGGGTGTTGCCGGCTTCCAGCCAGGCCAGGTAGGCCTGGTAGTCGGTGTTGGCGGGGTCGGGTGGAATGAAGGCGTTATCCGCGAGGCGGAGGATGGTGTCGCCTTGGGTGAGTTGGTAAGTCATGGTTGGTTATAGCTCGGCGAAGGCTGCGTTAAATCGACCAATTATAAAACCGTTGTTAGCGCTTGTCTGATACTGAAAATAAAATCCTTCATTTGTGATACCACCCGCCTCTACTGCCACCGTGGCATTGCTAAGCGATCCCGCGACTAAATTGGTAATTGTTGGTGGAATACGCATAGAGACTGGAAAATTAAACCGCACCACGGATTGCCCGGGAACTGGGAGTTGTGCATCTATTCTTTGTCCGCAGTAATATCGCAGACAGAGCAATGACTCAGCCCCAATAGATCTGCGCTCAAACGGGGTGGCGACGGTGCCGGCTTCAAGTTGCACGCCGGTGATGTAGAAGGTGGCGCCGTTGGTGCCGACGACAGAGGTGGCTCCGGTGGCTGATCGTTTCAAGCCGGTAGACCAAGCACCAGCGGTGCCACTATCTGTTGTCCCCACTCCAAGCCCCCAGTTGACACGCATCCCGGCCCCATTGTTAGTAAGCCATGCGCCTGTGGTATCTCCGGGTATTGTGATGCTCTTTTGCTCCCAAGTGTTCGCCGCGCTAATTGTGTACGCAAACGGATAGCTTCTATCAGTATTGCTATTGTAAATAGCCCCGCCAAACATTCCAGTTAGAGATGAGCGAACCCAGAATGAAAGAGTTACGCTAGCAGCAGATGCCGTTCCCCAGTTCAAGTCTGCAATGTTGAACCCTTCAATGGCTTGTTGCAGCGTAAAAAAGTCTGAGGATAAAAGCGAATACGCCGACAAGGATGTCAGCCCCACGTAGTTGCTAAACCCAACGGGCGGCGTCACAGCACCAGCGTTTTGCTGAATTGATAATTTAGAAGCAGAGGATGTGACCGCAAACCAGCGATCAACGCCGAATGTGATGCCACTGGACGCAGTAACACTCCCCCCATTATTCCTCTGATCAATCCGCATATCCCCGTTGATGATGCGATTACGCATCCCAGCCAGGGGGCCGCCGTTGATGGAGCTGAGCTGGGCTGTAGCTGAACCGTCAGCAGCCAGCACGATGGCGGGGGAAGCTGCTGAGGCGTTTTGGAGGTTGGTTGTGCGTAATGTGCTCATGATCAGCCCTCGTAAAGAATGTTAATCGACCCCGCGTCAAAGGTGTCGGTGCCGTTGCTGGTTGTTACGCGCAGCATGTTGAGAGCGCCGCCCAAGGTTACTTTCCCTGCCAAAATTAGTGTTCCTACCGCACTAGCGTCATACCCAAACACTCCGCTACATACCCAAAGATTGCCGGACAAATTATGAAAAAGAACCGCTCCGCTGTATGTGTAAGCGGCTGAGCCACCATAATAATCGAAGCCAGACGTAGCCGAAAGTGAAACAGCGCCAGCACCAATCGAAGACGCCGATGATGAATACCCAGTAGTCGTTGGGACGCCACCTGTTCCAAGTTGGATTCTTATGCTTGCCGTTCCTGTAATGCTCACCCCGTTAAACATCACCGTCACCCGCTTCACCCAGCTCGGAATACCAGTGAAGTCGATGCTGGTGCCGCTGGTGCTGGCTTGAGCGGTGCCTTGGACCATCCGTCCGTTGACCCAGCTCAGGTTGCCTGAGCCATCGGTGCCGAGGATGTTGCCGTTGCTGCCATTCCCACCAGGCAACACCAGCGTGTTTGAGCCAGCGACTGCTGGTGCATCGATCTCGGTAAAGCCCGAATTGGAGCCGTTGAGTCTTAAGGTCATGGGTTTACCTCCAGGGCGGTCTTGATTTCATCAGGGGTAGACGCGCCTTCGATCACGTCTTGGATCAGGGCGTACTTGTCGCGGATGGCTTGACGAGCCTCTTCAGCAGCCACAGCATCCACGCCGGGTATCTGCTTGGCGATCACTTCGTCAAAGGGCTTGAACTCCTCAGCACGCTGGATGCGGCGGATGTCGTGGCCAATGGCTTTGCACTTGTCGAGGTCTTGCTCGATGCAGCAGTCGCCCATCACCCACGCACCACGGAAGTAGCGGTCGGTGGGGATGTCGGCTTCATCGACGATTTCGTAGGAGACGCCTTCGGGCACATCCTTCAGCGCCAGTTCGACGGACTCGGCGGGGATGATCACCGCGACGCCGCCTTCAGGTGTGGGGTAAATGATTCGTTTCATGGTGGTTAGCGGAAGATAGAAACATGCACATGGGTTTCATCGTAAGAACTAGAATTGCTATGTGTCAAATTAAGTCTGGCTCCCCCACTGGTGCTCGAAGAAGTAACTCTTGCCTGTGATACCCAGCCCGGTGAATTATTGCTGACGGCTGTGCAAGCACTGTAATTCGCATCTACCAACGCCGTGGTGAAGTTCACCGTGTAATCTCCCGTCCCATTATCCGTAATGCTGCTCACATTGAAGCTAGCCCGGATCGCCACGGTGCCGGTGCCGTTGAAGTTCACCCAGGCTTTACAGAGTTGACCTTGCTCAGTGGTGCCGATCTTGCCCAGCGTGACCGCATTGGCTGCCAGCACATCAGTGTCGACCACACCATCAGGGATGCCCCCGACGCTGATGCCGGTGATTGTTCCAGAGCCGTTGATTCCGATTGGGGGCATAGTGTTAGCTCCTAAATGACAATCCAGTTGCCACCGGATTCAACGGTGACCGTAACCCCGGAGTTGATTGTGATCGGGCCAGCACTCATCGCGTTGCTTGTGGCCCCCACAGTGTAATTCTGAGTCACGGTTTGGCCATTCAGATAGAAAATCGTGTCAGATCCACCGCCTGTAGCGCCACCGCCGAGCTGGCCCCATGCGGTGCCGTTGTGCCCCTCAAACTGGCCCAGCGTGCTGTTGAAGCGCACCATGCCGGAGTTGGGCGTACCAGGCCGCTGCGCTGTGGTGCCCGCCGGCAGGTCGATGTAGCCGGTGCCGGTCAACTCCACGCTGCCGGAGAATGTAGCCGTGCCGGAGAAGCTGGGCGATGCAGCAGGCGCCAGGCCGAGGTTGGTGCTGCCCAGCGTGCCGATCGTCACCCATGCAGTGTTCGCAGCGTTGCGCTGCTTCAGCAGGCCTGCAGTGGTATCGGCCCACAGCTGATAGGCGTACAGCGTGCTGGGTTCTGATGCCCCGCTGTTCTGGCTGACGATCGCGGCCAGCGCGTTGTTCAGGTCCTGCCGGAAAGCAAGCCCGGATTGGTTGGCAATGCTGTAGTCGTGCTGCGCCACTCGTTAGACCTCCTTGCCGTGTCCCACGGCCGTATAGGTGAAGTTGCGAGCCACGGCACTGCCGGCACTGTTCCTGAATGTTACTTGGAAACCAGTGCGTGTCACGCTGCCAAGCTGGAAATAGTCGCCGGTGTTCATGTTCAATGCAGTGACGCCAATGCTTGGCGCTTGGTAGAAACTGCTTCCAAAGGTCACGGAGTAGGCAGAGGTGGGACTGGTGAGGGTGGCAGACTGCTCCACTCGCTGCTGGATTTCAACAGTGCAACCCAGCTCGTCCACCACGATGTTCTGGGTCGGGTCGTCGCTGGTGGCCTGCACCTTGAACTGGAAGCCGCGGCCGCGCACCAACGCATTGCTGAACTCCCGCCAGCTGCTCCAGATAGGTGTCCCGGCTGGGTCGTTCGGTGTTGAGCGGACGTAGAGCCGCGCGTTCACGCGGTCGGGCGCTTCGCCATCGATCAAGTCCCAGGTGTCAATCGGATCCAGATGGTCGTCCCAGAGATCGCCTGGCAGGTAGGGGCGGGTGACGAAACGTCGGAGCAGGTTTACGTCGAAGATGCCTGGCAGGCTGAGCGTAGAACCGAACTCATACTCACCGGAACTGAGCACGCCGCCCACGCTGTCGATCGACGCCAGTCCATCCCAGTTGCCATCCGGCGCCATGCTGTCCAGCGCCAAACCGGTCGAGATCACCAGACCGTCCAGCTCCTCGCTGTAGAACATGTCGGTGTAGTTGCCCTGGAACTTCGGAACCTCCTGATCCTCTGCGTAGGTTTGGATCAGCAGGCGCGGCTGAGGTTCTGGCAGATCGGTGACGATCGCGATGGCCTCAAGGGAGCGGTTGGCAGTTGAGTCTTCGAACTTCAACAGATAGGTGCCCTCGAGCAACGGCACTTGCTTTTGCGTTTGATTGCCGGCCGCCGATGGCACGATCTCTGCAGCCTCCTCCCACAACGCACCAACCAGCAGCGGGGTATGACGGATCAACACCTTGCCGCCGACCCGCACATCGAGATCCGGCGCCTGCGTCCAGCTGATGATGGCGCTGGCCTGGTCGATCGGCAGCAGCGAGACACCACTCACGGTCACCGGTGGCAGCGTTTTGCCGATCACCTCATAGGAAATCTCAGCAGTGGCGGAGCGGACGCCCAGCGATGAAACGGCCTGAACGCGGAAATAGTGCCGCACCTCGCGTGCATCGGGCAGCGAGATTTCCGGTGAGCTGGTCTCTGGCAGCGTGATCCAGTTGTCCTCGCCAGCCTTGTAGGCGACGACATAACTAGCCGCACGTTGCACCGGCGAAAAGCTCAGGTTCACGCGCACCAGCACGGTCGCGCCAGCTTCGTAGAGGTTCTCCGTCACCACCAGGTTCGTAGGCGGATCCGGTTGTGCTGAGAGGTTTGTCACGTCGCGCCGTTGTAACGGCACGTCGCGCTCGATAAAGCCAAATTTCGAGGCGTTGTAGGCCAGCGCCGAGACTTGGAACACGCCCTGCTCGCCCTCGGTGACGCTGACGACACGCCATGTCGATGTGACCAGATCGGTGGTCTCGACCACCCAGATCGAACCAACAGCTGGCAGGGTGGTGAAGGCGTTGGTGATGGTCACCACGCGATTGATGACGGACTGGATGCCGCGCGTTGCGATCGTGCCATCAGGAAGGATCACCGACAGCTCAGCGGCGCCGGTGATGTTCAGGTCATCGTCCAGCGTGATCGTTGTGCTGGTGGCCGCCATGATCCGACCGCCGCGGCGCTCACCAGCACGCAGCGGATCCGCGATCTCGATCACCATGCCGGGACGCAGCAGAATGCCGGCATCCAGCGCCACGGAGAAGGTGACGGTTTCGGTTTCGTTCTGCTCGGTATAGAGCAACCACTCACCCACGCGCCGCGCCTGTGCCCTGCTGTTGCAGGCAAAGGCCGTTAGCTGCGAAACAATCAGGCCATATTTGGAAACGGCCGCGGCATCTTCGACGTATTCATAGGCCACGTCCCGCTTGTCCATGTCCATGTACTGGACGATGCAGACCGTGTGGCGAGACTTCAGGCTCGAGCCTTCATAGACAAACAGCCCCTCGACCACGTTGGCCGGGGTGAGCAGGTAGCTGCTGTCCACCGGCCGATCGCAGCTCAGTGCAACGGAGCCAGCCGACCACCACGCCATCCCGCGGAAGATGGTGGTCATCTCCTCGATCAGGTTGAACGTCTCCTCCTCCGTCTGGATGTTTACGTTGCAGGAGAAACGTGGCTCAAGACCACCAAAGCCGTTGGGCAGCAACTCGTTGCAGTATTGGCTGATGGCATAGAAGCTGAACTTATCGAGCGAAGCAGCAGGTAGCCCGGCGCCATAGCGAGTGTTGGTAAGCAGGTCCCACAAGCACCAGGCTGGGTCTGATGTCCACTGCGCAGCTGCGAAGGTGCCGCCCCAGACGCCGCTGTAGGTGATTCGCCCCGGATAGGTGGAGGTGTCCACCGTGGCGTTATTGGGGATCACCACCTTGATGCCGCGCATCAGATAGGCGCGGGTGGGAATGGCGCCAAACTGTTGCGCATCGAACTTAAGCGCCACCATTGCGGTGTTGGGGTAGCGCAACTTCTGGTCGATGATCTCGGTATAGGCCGTCCAGAACGTTTGGTTTTGCAGCCGCACCGTGGTTGAGTTTTCGGTCAACCGGGTGACACGAACGTTCACCGGAAATGCGCCATTAATCGGGAAGCGGTAGTCGCGCTGATACGCCGAGCTGGACTTGCCGGTGATCGTGTCGTCGATCACGGCGCTGTAGCTGCCGCCGTTGTATTGCACATCAATCCTGATGCGCACGGAGGTGCCAACGATGTCACCGTCCTCTTCGTTGAATTGCAGGGCTGGCAGCGTGACCGTGACACGCGCAGCATTCACGTTTGTGTCGGTGATCTGCCGCACCTGGCCAGTGTTGTGAACCAGCTCAGTATTGACAGCAACTTCACGCTGGATGTCGGAGAAGCCCTGGATATAGCTCTGGTTCTGAGTCCCGTAACGAGTCTCAATTTGGACACCTGAGAAGTTGAACGTGCCGTCTGCGTTCATCAGCGGCGTGTCGTCCAGCAGCACTGACCGCCAGCTGTTCTCGAGCCCTTGAATCTCGCCCTCTCCAATCAGGTCGAGTAAATAGGCATACGCGCCACTTTCAAGACTGTCTGGTGCCTCTGTTGGCTTGTACGGCTCAAGCTTGTCTTCAATCCGGTCCAGCTGCTGCTGGAGCTTTTTCTGCTCCTGCTTGGCACGTTTTTCAGCGCGCTTTTGAGCGCTGGTTTTGCCGCCAGCACCTGAGATGAACTGCGTCATGCCACGTCGATCCCTGCACTTATGGTGACGGATCCAACCCAGATGCGGCCGTAGATGATGGGCACTGGCAGCCCCTGCGCTGAGGTGTTCTGGATGCCGGAGAAGCTATAGGACTCAAGCCGCTTGGGATCAGCACGGTCACCACTTTGGGCGCCGGCAAAGCTGGCCCGTTGTGATGGCATTGAGGTGCTGAGCTTCGACACCGGCGAGAGCATCTGCGCCACACCGCCGAGTGCCAAGCTGAAACCGATACCGGCGACGATGGTGGCAGCAGTACCACCGATCACGCCAGCGCCAAGACCGCCGATGATGCCACCAACCGGGCCAAGCAAGATCGATGCAGCGATCAGGCCGATGCCAGCAAAAATTCGCCCGAGGCTGCTACCAGCGCCGCTGAGCACCGGCACGATGCTGATCGTCTTGGCGCGTTCGCTTGGGATCTGCAGCTCATCGGCATCGCCCACTGACCGGCCGCCCACGCGGACCTTGTAGCCATAGCCTTCGCGGTCGCCATCGACCAAAAACTTCTCAAGGCCAGGAAAATTGGCCAGCAGAAATCGCACGGCCTCAGCCGGCGAACCCACGTCAGCCTTAAAGCTGCGGGCGCCCACAAAATCAGCGATCCGGCCGTAGACCCTAACGACTTTCATGGCGCACGACCTTCCCGGTCTGCTTCAAATAGTAG